TTGTTCGTGACACTTATCCTGTTTTTCAAACATTCCTTGAAAAATACTATGAACAAGGTGAACAAATTGATGAAATTCAGTATAACATACAAAAGGCAAAAGCGTTTGCTGATATTGACGAAACCGCAAATGCTTTTGTTGATTATTTTGTAGATCAGTTTGGATATAATGTACCTAAGAGTATATTTAAAGATCAACAATTTCTGGTTGATTCCGGATTAGTATCCTCTACTGAGAGTAAAAGAAGCTTTGTAAAAAGATTAGTTGATTATCATTCTTCAAAAGGATCTGAAAAATCTATTCGGTTACTTTTTAGACTATTATTCAATGCAGATATAAGTGTTTTTTATCCAAAAGTTGACATTTTTAGACCCTCAGATTCAGAATGGAAACCTGTAAAAACTATATCTCTTTATGATCCCTTAGCAAATGTCATTGTTTCAAATTATGGTGCAGGCCAAGTCAGAGGAGTTGATTCAGGGGCTACCGTTATTATTGATTCTTTATATTCTTTAAAGTTAATAAACGGCGCAACAATCCCCTTATATGAAATGAAGATTGAATCTGATACTCTAACGGGAACTTTTATTCCCGGAGAAAGAGTATCTTTAAGTTACGCTAATCTTATCACTGGAAATTTAGATTTAGTTGCAAACATTAAATTTTTCAATACGATTTCATCAATCGATATTCTTGATCCGGGCACTGGGTATTCAGAAGATGTTGATATTTACTTAGATGATATTACCGATGTAAATAACTTTTTAGGCACAGTATCTCGTGTGGGATCTACCGGGCAATTAAAAACTTTGGGCATAATTAACCCAATAACAGATTTAGACAATGAAGTTAATTTAAGCACTACATTTAATGTAATTTTTAATACTACTCCACTTAGTTATAATGGGCAATACTCGTTAAAGAGTAACATTGCTGATATAATTTTGTTTTCCTCAGGTAATTCAATTAATCACGGTATGACGACCGGTGATACTATTAATTTGACATTTACAACAGGTGTGATTAGAGGGTCAAATACCTATACAGTAAATTCGGTTTTGAATAGTAAAAAGTTTAATGTTGCAAATACGCTTATTAAAGGAAACGCGAATGTAATTACTGGTGCAGTGACTTTAGATGCAAGGGAAGCAAACGTAAAGCCAGCAATCGGAGCAATTGCAACATATCCTTCAGAGTTTTTAAATAAGAATAGTCAACTTTCTGATGTTAAAAAAATACAAGATGGTGATTATTATCAAGAGTATTCTTATGAACTAACCGCAGATCAATCCTCATATTTGTGGAAAGATATAATCAAGAAAAGTATTCATCCGGTTGGATACAAGCTGTTTACAAAAGTATTCTTGGTTTTTGCTAATTCATTCTCAGCTACTAAAGTTGAACCGGGAGGAGCATACACAACCTCTTTAATGCGTATTCAAATAACAAATCCTATTGGAGCTCAAGCACCATCTCGAGGCCTCAATCAACTTGTCTTGGAATCTATTGGAAGAATTAGTAGAGATGTTTATAAATATCGTGGGCAAGTTAGCTATTACAGAAACTTTGATAAGTGGAAGTTTTACAACTCAAGTATAAGAATCTATGAAGTCGCCGATTGGACGCCTGAATTGGTGACAAATAATTATGAAAAACCTACTGATCCTCAGTTTGCATTTTCAACCAACGTGTATCAGGGTGGATCAAACATAATACTGAATAGCAGATTTACATCATCATCTAATTGGACATTAGGTTCAGGTCATGCAATTAATTTAAATAATTTAACAATTACTTCTTCCTCGGCGAATACAATTCAACAATACAATACTGATGCAAATGCAAAGTACATGGCTACGTATGAAATTCGTTCAAGATCAGCAGGATCAGTTAGATTTTCATCAAATACAGCATCAAATACATATGTAGGTATTTCAAGATCAACTCCCGGCATTTACAGTGAAATTTTTTGGGTAGATAGGTCAGTTGCAAACGTAATTATAGCACCTTCATCTTTTACAGGTAATATAAGTAATGTACATGTAAAAAAGTTAACTATAATGCTTGGGTAAAGTTATATAAATATTTAGAAAATCTCGGAGAGACATGAATGGCAGCTATTATTACAAAAGATACAAGACTTTTAAACGCTCGAGCGTTCGTTGAGTCAGTATCAGAAACAGAAAATACAGTTTATTATGTATTTTTAGGTAAACCAACTACATGGCCCACAGAATATGCACCCCCTCAGGCGGTTGATGATTATGCAACTCAAAGAGATGTTTGGGATAACATGGAAGCCATGAAATTAGTGACAACTGATGATGTTATTCATGCTATTCCAAGATACAATTGGAATGCGGGCAATATATATGCCCAATATAATGATCGTATCAATTCTGCAAATCTATTTGACTATAATTATTTTGTGTTAAATTCTCAATATAATGTATATAAATGTCTTGCAAATGGAACAGGTAACGTTACAACAACTGAACCTACCGGGACGGGTGATACATTTAGAGGCATTGTTGAAAATAAAGCAAATGGGCTAGATAATTATGTGTGGAAATTTATGTACAATATCCCTGTTGGTACGTGGGTGAAATTTAGCAACACTAGCTTTATACCTGCATTAAACGCAACCTCATCAGTAACAACTTTAGCTTCAAATGTGCAAGGTATATATGCATATAATATAGTAAGTGCAAATATTGGAAGTAATAATCCTACAAGCGGAACATATTTTGCTAAAGTTGTTGGAGATGGTGACGGAAAAGCTAATGCACGAGTAGTCATTGTAAATGGCAACGTTGCAAACGTGTGGGTAAACGTTTACGGAAATAACTACACGAAGGCGAAAGTTACAAACCTTATTGCAGTGGGAACAGGTGTTAGTTACGGATTAGGAAACGCGGTAATTGAACCTATTTTATCACCCCCGGGTGGTCATGGTTTGGACCCAATTGATGAATTGGGGGGTATTTATGCTATGGTTAATATTAGATTTGAACAAACCGACGCGCCAACCATTCCCGTTGATAACTTTAAATTTAGACAAATTGGTGTACTAAAAGATCCTACTTTATATGGAACAACAAATGTTCCGAAACTTACAACAGCAAATACTCTCTTAAGAGCCTATTCTAACGTTACAGTAGACGGCGTGATTACAAACTCATACAAATTAATTTCTGGTGCAGTTTTAAGAGGTACAACATCGGGAGCAAATGCCACGGTTGTTTCTTACACAGGTAACGTTATAAATTACATTCAAGCAGAAACAACATCATCAAATGTAGAAGCAAATTTTAAACCTTTAATTGTAAATGATTCGCTTTTCATTGATAATATTGGGTTGGGGTCTGTTAAAGAGTTGGGTAACGCAGCTGTCAATCCTCGATCTGGCGAAATTATCTACATAGATAATAGAAATGTAATTACAAGAGCTACTGACCAAGTAGAAGATGTTTTCGTAGTCATAGAATTTTAAAGAGAAGCCATGGCAATTAATTTTAACGTTAATCCATATCATGATGATTACGATGAAGATAAAGGATTTCATCGAGTTCTTTTCAAACCTGGTGTTGCAGTGCAAGCGAGGGAGCTTACACAATTGCAAACAATCATGCAAAAACAGGTTGAAAGAATGGGAAAGCACTTCTTCGAAGAAGGTGCAATGGTTATCCCAGGTCAAATTGCTATTGATACCAATGTAAAGTCACTAAAATTAACAACAGCCAGCGTTGGTTCAACCAATCTATCAACACTATTTGATGGTGAAAATAAAATTATTGTCGGAAGCACGACAGGTGTTGAAGCTCTTGTTCTTATAGGTTTAAACGCTGAAGGTGATGATCCTCCAACATTAATTATTAGATATACTAAAACAGGAACTAATTTTACAACGAATCAGTTTGCCGCATCAGAAACAGTAACCATAAAAGACACTTCTACTGCATTTGTAACTAATGCAACACAAGCAAGTTTTGATAGTTCGATAGCATCCATTCAAGAAGGTGTATATTTCGTACAAAATACTTTCGTAAAAGTATTAACACAAACTATTCCTCTTGAAAAATATTCAAAGACACCTACATTTAGAGTGGGTCTTACATTATCTGAATCGATTATAACTGAGATTGACGATGAAACCCTTTATGATAACGCTTTGGGTACAACGAATGAATCAGCCCCAGGTGCTGACAGATATAAGATTCAGCTTATTCTAACGAAGTTGTCAACAACGTCTGAGCTTGATCAAGGATTTTTTGAACTTTTACGTGTTGAAAACGGAATTTTATTAAAAATTACAAATCGTACACAATATAGTATTCTTGAAAGAAACATAGCACGCAGAACTTTTGATGAATCTGGCAATTATACTGTAAATCCTTTCAGAATTCAGATACGCGAAGAAAGAACTAATGATAGAGGTCAATGGGCACCCTCTATTCAATATTTAAGAAAAGACGTTGTTACGAATCAAGCTAACACTTATGTTGCCTTAGACTCAGGAACTTCAGGTGGCGCAGCACCGACACATTTATTTGGTTCAGCAAGTGATGGAACCATTAATTGGTTATATGTTGATTCACCTTCTTATAATAAAGGTGTATCCCTAACAGGCAATGTGAATAATTTATCTGTTGGAATTGAACCGGGTAAAGCATACATTAATGGATATGAAATAGAAAAAATTGCTACGCAATATATCACGGTGCCTAAACCACGCGATACACGAACTGTTACAGCTGAGGAAATAGACGTAACTGTTGGCAACTACGCTCTTGTTTCCAATGTTAGAATGTCAGGATCATTAACAAACTTTGACTTTTCTAAGTTTCCCGAATTAAAACTTTATAATGACTTGGAATCTACCACTGAAATAGGTAGTGCACGCCTCCGCGGTGTTTATTATCACTCAGGAAATGCATCTCTTTCGAATTCGGTATTTAAATTATCTCTTTTCAATTTAAGTATGAATTCGAACTTTAATTTTCAAAGAGATGTAAAAAATATTAAGGGTGGAATTTACTTTAGTGCGAATGTTGCAGGATACAAACTAAATCCGGGGGTAAATACTGATTATGTGGAGTTGGATAAAACTGTTTCCGTGTCATCCACGGCTGTAACAGGTCAAGGAACGTCATTTACACTTGACTTTAAGGCGGGTGATTATATTTACATTGATTCAACAGAACAGTTAAGAAAAATTTCCTCAATTACAAACGACTATAGTCTTACTTTAAGTGCAGCGGGTTCAACAGCAACTGATTCTAAATACTTTAGAGCTGAAATGGTTTTAAGAGAGCCTGAAGCAGCTTCTGCAGTGTTTTCAATGCCATATGATTCAATAAAGGCAGTTACAAATCCTATAGTTTACTTATTAAAACCCATTGAAGCACAAGCTGTAGCGGGTACACTGACAATAGCTGCTGCAAATGTTGTCCCATCAAATATGACAATTAATGATGTTGTTGTGTTTAATAGAACTGCAGGGAATGCACAACAAGCATCCGCATTAACTGTAGGCAGTGGAGGGTCTGGATTTACCTTAACTGGGTTAACATCTACAAATGATTATACCGTAATCGCCCCTGTAAGATCTACAGCAGCAGCAAAAACTAAAACATCTACGATTGCTTCACAATTAATAACAGGGGACACAGCAAAGTTATCAAAAATATTGTTGAACAACTTTGATGTTTACAGAGTAGATGCGATCAAGCAAGTGGGTGTGTTCGCAAATGCAGCTGCAGGTAATGTTGATATAACAAGTTGGTTTACTTTTGACAATGGGCAAAGGTCTACACATTATGAAAGGTCAACCTTAACAAGAAAACCTAATTTTCCTCAACCCTCTGGAAATTTGAGAATAGATTATCGTTATTTTGCACATTCGGGTGCAGGTGCGTTTTTTGATGCTTCTTCTTATACAAATATTAATTATGAAGATATTCCCGTTGTTGCCGGTATAGTAAATCTTGCAAGCGTGGTAGATTTTCGTCCTACCCCTGCTACACCCCTACTAGGTTCATCTGGAGTTTCTTCTCCTGGTAATTTTTCAGAAGCTTACCTACCTCATAGAAACTACATAATGACAGTCGATTATGAACACTATCTCCCTCGTGTAGATAAAATTAGTATGGATTTAAGAGGTAATATATTTAGAACAGGGGGATCTTCTTCTGTTGTTCTTCGAGAGCCTGACAATCCCTCTTCGGGTATGACTCTGTATAAATTAATTATGGCCCCTTACACCTTAAATCCTTTCCCTCCTCAAATTCAAATAGAGTACATTGACAATAAACGCTACACAATGCGAGATATTGGTGAACTTGAGAAAAGATTACAAACAATCGAATACTACACAGCTTTGTCATTATTAGAACAGGATACGGTGTCATTGTCTATTCGTGACTCATTTGGTCTTGAAAGATACAAAAATGGATTTATCGTTGACAATTTTGCAGGTCATCGAGTGGGAGATGTTGCATCGAGTGATTATATTTGTTCCATCGATATGGAAAATAATGAGCTAAGACCATCACATTCAACACAAAATGTCAATTTAATTGAAAAGACACCTCTTGAACGTACAACAAACGGATATCAAGTGACAGGTGATATTGTAACCCTTCGTTACACACATAAGACTCTTGTTACACAACCTTATGCATCAAAGACAGAAAATATCAATCCTTTTGCAATTGCTCCTTATAATGGAACAATTCAATTGAATCCTCCTGGCGATGAATGGTTTGAAACGGAAACAAGACCCGATATTATTATAAATAAAGAAGGCAATTTTGATGCTACTGTCGCCTCTTTATCCTCGAGAGGGACTTTAGGCACTGTTTGGAATGCATGGCAAACCCAATGGACCGGACAAACAGTAGGCACAGGTGTATTAAGTGTTGAACACAACGGCGGTCAAAGGTGGACAGCAGAAGAATGGGCAACTACGTACAGCGGATCATTTTTTGCAAATGAGGCTTTTAATTCCCTAGATGGAGCAGGTCAAGCTAGAGTTAACAGAGCAAGGGAATCTTTATTTGTAAATGACAGTAGCTTTTCTTGGTAGAATACTAAACAGGAAAATAAAAATATGGCACAAAGGTATTTACTCAAAGAACAAACTACTACTCAACGTGGAATAGCTCGCGAGGGTGTTCGTACATCAGTCGTTGCTCGTGTTGATAGAAGAGTGGTTGATGATAAAATTGTATCAACTGCAACTATCCCCTTTATTCGTTCTAGGTTTTTAACTTATGTTGGAAGAAATTTTAAACCTAATACAAAGTTATACGCTTTCTTTGATGAAGTAGAAGTTTCAAAATATATCACTCCGGCTGCCAATGTTCAAGTAACTCCCATATCGGGCAAGTTTGATTATGAGTCTTCTGCAGAACAATATGTAGAAGAAAATGCCAGTTTAGCCAGAAGATTAGACAATAAAACACCACATTCTGCCTTCAATAAAGGTGATATTGTATATGTTTATGAAAGAACAGGATTTCCTACAAATACATTGACAAATACTCCGGGAAGTGGAATTTTGACTTATTATGGTGCAGGAAATGTAATGTACCTTACAAATATAAAAGGTACCTTGCTTGCAACGGATAAGGTTGAAGGTTCAATATCAGGGGCTCGAGCTACATTAGGTTCTGCAGCATCTCTCCCTCCTATTGGATCAAATATCATCACAAATGCCAATGGTGATGTTGCTGGAACATTCTATATAGTAAACTCAGATTTTTTAAATTTCAGAACAGGGACTCGTGAATTTGTATTAACTGATGATCCAAATAATAATAAAATCTTAGCAGACACACAAGGAAGAGTTAATTATACTGCAACAGGCACATTACAAACAAGGCAAGTTACAATTGATGCAGTTCGAAACGCTGAAGTCATTCGTGAAGTTGTTCGTGAAGAGGATGTTGTAACTGATACATCAGAAAGGGTAATAGGTGACACTGGTTGGTTTGACCCCCTTGCACAAACATTTATTGTCGATGTTAAAAACGGGGCTTTTTTAACAAAAGTTGATATATTCTTTTCAGCGAAAGATACTGCTCTGCCGGTGACGTTAGAATTAAGAAACACAGTAAATGGATACCCAGGGAGAAGGACTCTTCCTTTTTCTAAAGTTATTCTAAATCCCGAAGATGTGATCACATCTACAGATGCTACAAAAGCAACAACATTTACGTTTAAAAGCCCCGTTTATGTTGAAGAAAATGAAGAATATTGCATAGTTTTATTAACCGACTCAATAAACTATCGCGTATGGATTTCGCAATTGGGTGAGAATCAAATAGGCACAGATCGAAAAATTTCATCTCAACCTTATGCGGGAGTTTTATTCAAATCACAAAATGCTTCAACATGGACAGCCGATCAACTGCAAGATTTAAAATTTAATTTATATCGTGCAGAATTTAGTACATCAACACCTGCGTCATTTAACCTTGTCAATGATACTGTTCCCACTGTTACTTTACCCATAAACGCACTTAAATTTAGAGCAAATTCAAGTGTTGTGACTGTATTACATCCATCACATGGATTAAGGCACGGATCAAACGTTACTCTCTCAGGATTTGATGGTGCTTATAATATACCTGCAGGTAATGTAAACGCAGTGCATAAGGTGGGAAATGTTTTAATCGATTCATATACAATAACTACAGGAAATCGTGCAAGTGCAACCACAACTTTAGTTTCAAGTAACATTCGAGCTTCGCGCGATATAACGTTTAATTTGTTACAGCCCATAATTGAATATCGCGATTATCCAGGAACTTTCATTTCCTTTAGAGCAAACGTTACAAGCGGAACTATTTCAACAACATCTAAAGATTCTCCTGTTACTATTACAGCAAATGAAAACAATTATTTCAACACCCCAAAAGCTGTAAAATCTACAGAAAATGAAAAAGATCCTTCGTTGGGTTACTCAAGAAAATCATTAGAAATTTCAACTATCATGAGCACAACTGTTGATAACCTATCTCCAGTTATTGACTTGAATAGAACATCTGCTGTTTTGGTCTCTAATAAAATTGATAACATAACTGACGCGAACGTTTTGTTTACACATGATGTTTCAAATGTATTGTTAAGTAATAGTAACATCAGTTTATCAGGAAATATTATTTCAAGCAATAATTCAGTTGTAGCAAATATTCTTGGCACCTTACATGTTGGCAAATCTTTACAAATTCTTTCAAATGCGGGTGTTAACGCAAATGTTATAATTTCGCGTGTTTCAAATGATGAAAGAGGAAATGCAAATGTTGAAGTTTATTATACATTTGCAACACAACCCGTTTCCTCTAATGTTGTAACTCTTTTACAAAGAGACTCTTTTATTGATGAGAGAGCATATTTGGGGGGATCTTCTGCAGCTAAGTATGTAACCAGATCAATACGATTAGAGTATCCTTCTAAATTTTTAAAGATACTTTTTGCTGCTAATGTTCCAAAAGAGGGAGATATTGATGTTTATTATCGAACTTTAAATTTAGGATCTTTTGAATCTCTTGAATCAACTAATTATATTCTAGCTACACCTGTGAACCCTATTACTTACACAGAAAATCCTGAGGTGTTTACTGACGTTGAGTATGATATTGATAATATACCTCTATTCAATGCATTAACTGTTAAGATTGTGTTTAGATCTTCAAATAGTAGTCAAGTGCCTTCAATTAAAGATTTAAGGATAATTGCATGTCCTTAACAAAAGTAAAAGACAATTTGAATTTGTATCGTGATGAATCATCAGGTGCAATTGTAAATACTAATTTTAAAGGGTACCACGAATATATTTCACAACGGAAAAGATTAGAACAACAAAATAATTTGCTGTTAAATAATCAAAAAGAAATTGATGCATTGAAGTCTGATGTATCGGAAATTAAGGATTTGTTACAAGTTATAGCTAATAGATTACAGGAAACGAAATGACAATTCAAGTAAATACCTTTGATACTCTTGAGGAATGGCGTTTAAAGACGAATGAGATTGGCGTTGCTTTAGCTGATCTAGACAATAACCTTTACACCATCAACGTCATTGCTTCAGGTAATATTACAGTAAGCGGAAACCTGACCTCTAGAGGTAACCTTGTTGTTTTGGGAAATGCAACGGTTGGGGGAAATATTTCAGGTTCAAGTAATCTATTAATAGCAAGAGATGCCTTTGTTACAGGTAATATATTTGTAGGGTCGAATGTTAATGTTGTGGGTAACATCTCAACACCTGCTAATGTTATTGTAGGTAGAGATGCTTTTGTTACAGGTAACATATTTGTAGGATCAAATGTTAATGTTGTAGGAAATATTAGTACGCCCACTAATGTTATTGTAGGTAGAGATGTTCGTGTTACAGGTAACATATTTGTAGGATCAAATGTTAATGTTGTAGGAAATATTAGTACGCCCGCTAATGTTATTGTAGGTAGAGATGCTTTTGTCACAGGTAACATTGGAGCGGGCAATTTAAACGCTTCTGTTAACTACAAAACTTATGTTGTCGATAAACCCTCAATTAACTTAAACTTTACTGGTGATGTAACTGGAAAAGCGAACGTCAACTTAACCAATCAAAACACTAATTTATTAGATGTAACATTAACTGTTGCTGCTGATTCAGTTGCGCTAGGTACAGATACAACAGGTAATTATACTAATCGTGTTGTTGGTGGTACAGGTATTACTGCTACAGGTACAGCAGATGAAGGTAACGTAATCACTGTTGCATTAGCTACCAGTGGTGTTACAGCAGGTAGTTACGGTAATGCAAATGCAGTATCACAGGTAACTGTTGACTCCACAGGTAGAGTAACAAGTGCAAGTAACCTATTAATTGATCGCAATTATGGGTTAACTGCAAACAAGCCGTCTGTAAACTTAAACTTTACTGGTGATGTAACTGGAAAAGCGAACGTCAACTTAACCAATCAAAACACTAATTTATTAGATGTAACATTAACTGTTGCTGCTGATTCAGTTGCGCTAGGTACAGATACAACAG